ACTGTCAAGCTGCTATCAAAAGTGCCTGAAAATAGCGTGGCGATGCCGCCAAGCCCAATTGACACAGCATTTCTGACAGCAATTCCAAAACTCATTGAATGTTTACCGGCTTGCAGTAAATTGATCCGGTCGCGGATACCTGAATAGCACTCACGCGCCACTGCCCGCCAGTGCCATTGGGCACAGCAAACGGGATGGGTGTAAAAGCGGGGATGGGGGTGCTGGAGGTGGTAGCAGTGACGCCCTCGCCGACTACAACGTAGGCGGGGGTTGTTGACCAGATTACCACGCCTTGCGGGCCTGCTGCCCATGTAGAAGTTGATCCAGCATCACCTGAATACGAAACAGTTCTTGCCGGAAACACCGTATCGGCTAGAGGTTTTAAAAGTTCCATGATGGCTCCTTATGCCTTAAATATAACATAGCGCCTAAATTACGCCAAAAATTTCAGCTTGTAGAGTGTAGACAGGTACAAGCCAATGATCTCGTCGATGATGTTTTGAATCGGTGTGTCGGTCTTGTCGCACACTTCGTACCGGCAACCCTCAAGCTCAGTCATTGAGTCTTGCAAAAACTCAATAATGTTGTTGGTTTTTTTGGCACTCATTAGACCGATTGGCCCGATCAGGCCGTGCCTGCCTTGGTAGGCTTCAGCAAACTTGTCGGCCAAGTCTACGATTTCGTCGTAGAACGTCTGCAAAGCAGAGTGTTTGGCAAAGCTGCGAGTGTTTAGATGCACCGAATGAGCCACATCACGGGCTAAAAACAGAGTGCCTACGAAATCGGATGGCTTGTGCATTATTGTATAACTCCCGTTTCTTGTGGCTGCTCAGGTTCCATTTGCGGCTCGCGCATCTCAGGAATGCCGCCAATTATGTCATTAGACTCCATTGCAGCCGCAACCACACCCATTGCGATGTCTTGAATCTGTTGCTCGGTCATGCCAGCCTGCACCGCGCTGATGCGCTGTGTCTCGGCAGCGTATGCCTTGATCATTGCTTCAAACTCTTTAATCTCGTTAGTGCGGACAATCTCAGAGTTCTGCACGTTGTCCAGCATACCGGCCATCTGATCCATCTGCTGGGCCATCGCTTGAAGCTGCTGCTGCGCGGCTTGCAGTTCTGGATTGTCTTCGCCGTCACTGAGGAACTTAGGATCGATGGTCTTGGCAAAGCGTTTTGCCATCTCCTGAGCGCCAGGCCAGTCCATGTTCTTGACGAACAGGTCACCAGCCACAGCCCACAATTGTGGGTTGCCTTGCAGCAACTGGCCCATCGCTTCCAAGGCTTCTTGGCGCTTGGTCGCGTAGCCCGGCCCCGTGGTCGCCACTACATCGTACTTGCCCACGCCGGGGTTGTAGATCGTGTCAATCACAATGTTGTCAGCGTTGCGGATTTCCCGCACTGGCACCGGCTGCTCTGGGTCGATCTTCGCCATCTTTGTCTCGCCGTCTTCGCCAATCGTTCTGGCAATACGTTGCGTGTCGTAGATTTTTGGAATCAGATCAACCAACTGGCGTGCGATGTGACGAACACCGCGAGTCAGGTTGTCGCCGTAGTGGTACGTGCCGACATCACCCTCACGCTGACGCGCAAGGATGGCTTTTCCGCTTCGTTCGTTGCCGCCTTGGCCTAACGATGCGTTGTATTGGCCCGTTGTGGCCTTGATGTCTTCAGCAGCGCCCGCTTTGGCTTGCAGAAGGCCGCTAGAGGCCATCGGAGGCTGTGCCCGCTGGGGTAGTGGCAGGGCAGCGCCTTGGCCGTCTGTAACGTCTGGATTGACCTCCAGATACGGCCAGTTGGTCGTGTTAGCGGTCTTCCACTTGTCTTCGTAGCCCTCAAACTGACCGCCGTACCCGATAAAGGGTGCTTTCGGGGCCAAGGCCAGCATCTCGGCTTCTTGCGACACCCAGTAGTTGTACATGCGCTGGGCGTCCTTGGCGTTACGCACAAGGCCAGACACGTACAGACGGCCATCAACTTCAAACTCGTTGCCGACGATGCGGATCACGGGAATCCACTTGCCAGCCCACTCGTTTTGCTCAAGGATTTCGTAGCCGTTGATCTTGCAATACCGGATGCGCCGACGGTCAGACTCACGCGAGCGTTTAGGCTTGCCGTAAATGGCTTTTAGCTGCTTGTCCTCGGGCGTGCCATCAAAGGCGGTAACGTTGCCCATGTACATGTTCAGCGTAGCGCGGTCGTAGTCAACGTAGTAGTAGTCGGCAATGCGGATCGTGTCTTCGTTTAGCCAGTTGCTGATCGACTGATCGCCCACACCCAAAGATTGCAGCGTTGTGATAGGCGCTGCGTTTGGGTACATGCGCTCATAGTCTTCTCTAGACACATCTTCGGTGATAAAGCAGTACTTGGCGTCTGCACCAGTCGGGTCTTGGATCATTGGATCCATGTAGACCGAAAAGCTGTTGCGAATACGGCCAATCTTGATGTCTTGGTCAAACGTGTCATCGTCGCAGTACTCGGTCAGCAGACGGATGTAGCCTTCACCGTAGGCCACTTGGTTCTCGCAGGCCGTGTCGTAGGCCACATCGGCGTCAGAGATGTACTCAATGTGCCGAATCATGCCGTTGAAAATCTCGGCGACTTTGACATCGGCCTTGTCGTCCACGGGGATGACCTTGGCACCTGGCCGGTTCTGCCGCATGTCGTTGGTCACCTGACGAACGTGCTGCGGCAGCTTGTTGATAGTCAGGCATGGCCGTGCGTTGATCGTCTGACCTTGCACCGCACCGCGAGTCGCCAGCACATCCGAAGGCCATTGCCATTGATTATCAGGACTTCCGGCGTAAAACTTCAGGTCGTCATTTTCATCCTCCCGAGATTCCGATAGCGCCGACATAGCCATATCTAAACGCGCGCGCGCTGTTGCCAGCACATCCGCGTCGCTGTTAGCTTTGGCAGAGCCTCCGACAGCAACCGCCGCAGCGGCGATAATTCCCGTTTGATCAGCCATTAAATGTATTTCCTTTGCTCATGTTATCGCGTCCCGGTAGCACTTGCAAATTCCAAGGCACATGAAAACCAGATACCGTTTCGCCGCGAAGCGGGACAACGTGGTCAACATGGTAGTCTAATCCCGCACTGCGAAGCGCCGAACAATAGCTGTAAACGCATTCCATCTCAAACTTTTCGCCAATGTTTAGCCATTGAGGCATTCTCTCAGCTTTAGCGGTTCGATAGTTCATTGTCCACAAATTGCGATTACCGGGGCGTTTAACATTTTGATTACGCTGATACTGGGCGCGTTTTTCAGGATTTTGCTTACCCCATTCAACAGCTTGAGCGCTATACCGTGCGCGGTCTTTAGCTTTTGATTTATTTGCAGTAGCATTCGCGCATTCGCAGCAACTTTTGTTGGCCGTGTATCGTTCCGTCACATGCCCGTGCTTACAAGCTACGCCGGTAAAATACCTTGGTAGCTTGTCGGCTTGCGCGGCTGCACGAGACATCATTTTTTCTTTGGTGCTGCTGCACGCTTGACGGCATAACTTATTGCCACGGCCTGCTTTACAGGCTTACCCGCCGCGACTTCAGCTTTGACGTTCTTGCGGAAGGCTTCGGGTGTCTTTGACTTAACGAGTGGCATGATAACCCCTATGCAGGCTGAACGTGAAGAATAGAAAAATTGATCTTAAGCGTGTCTGTGTAAGCGTTGCTTGATACATTATCTAAGTTAACTGTAAACGCGCCATCAGTTACCGTCACCACAGCGATAAGGTACGCAAAGGTGGCCGTAGCACCAGACGCAATGTTTACGATTACAGTGTCCAAAGCAGACACCTGAGTGTTATTTACAACAAACGCAACTTTAGCGTTAGGTGCCATTTGCGCGTTTGTCGTTGTGATCGTACCCGCCGTTTTGTTAATTGTTACGGCTGACGCTTTGTTGCCGGTTTGTGTAACCGTGCCATACGCGCCGTTGGTATAGCCAAGTTGTGAATTAGCGTAAATTACCGCAGCATTAACGGTGTCCGCGCCAATGATATCTTGATCAAGATAAGCAACGCCAATAGGTTTGGTATTCGCCATGTTACTTCTTCTTAGCAGTCTTGGCAGACTCTTTAAAGGCTTGTTTAGTCGGCGCGGCTTTGCTACCAACTTTGTTCATCTTTTCGCCAGAGCCAGCTTTGATGCGCTCTTGCTTGGCGTGAATTGCGGCATAGAGCCCAGGTTTAGTTGCCATGATTTAGCACTTCCATCGTTTGAGGGCAGCTTTAGCCCGTTCACCGTTTTTAGCATTTTCAGCCACTGCGCCCATCCTCGCGCAAAACGATGCCTTGCGGCCCTCGTCTGCCTTGGTCTTGGGGTTAGGGGCTGGCGGCTTCAAGTTGCTGCCGGTAGCAGCGTTGTACTTCTCGCGGCCCTTGGCAGTCAGGCCCGCGCCCTTGGACACCGGCAGTTTTTCGCCGCGACCTACGCTTAGAGAAACCCCTTTTTTCGTCGCCATGCTAGCTCCCCATCCAAGAAGTTGCTGCCGAAGTATCGGAATACGTCCGGCGGGTGGTTGTTCGCGCATTGTACTCGCCCCGATGCGCCACGGGAAAGGCAAACGTCACGCAAATAGCGTCCGCCGCATCCGGCGAGGCCAATCCCCGCGATTTCATGTCCTTTTTCGACTCCAAAAAGATCGTGCCCCGTGAATCCGGTTTCATCATAGGCGAAATCAAGTCCGTCTTCAAGAACCTGTCGTTCGGAATACTGGCCGTTTTCAACCATTCGCGCATATCGCCCCACATCTGCGCCCTCATATTGCCGTACATGACCGGGTTTTTGGACTTGTTGCCAAAGTTCACGCCCTTGATCTTGTAGCGCTGCTCTTTGAGCCTGTCCACAATGCCCGCCCCCAGCCCACCCTCATCAATCACCACCAGCGCAGGCTTAAACTCCTCAATCGCCTCAATAATGTGACCCACCACCGTCATGGTGTCGTCGCCCCTGTGCCGGTCAATCCGCACAATGTCCCGCCCCTGCCGCACCGCTATCACCGTAGCATCAGCCCCGAACCGCGCCGGATCAACCCCAATAATAATTGGCGCGGTCTGATCCTTGTACTTGACCCGCTTCATCGCACCATCCACCACATCCGCCGGTATAAACTGGTCATCGCCCTCAGACGGAAACTGACCGTACACCTCAACGTGCGCCTGAGCCGAGTCCGGCCCATACTCATCAATAATCTGCTGGTAGACCTGCTTGTCCGTCCCCTCAACCGTGCGGGCGTCCACCACCTTATTCGTCCAAAAATCCCGCTTTGAATTAAAACACTCGTAAAAATACCCCGTGTTGCGCCGTGGGTTGGAAAACGCCAGCCACAACCTGTTCGGCGTGTTCTCCGTAAAAAAACCAGCCGTCACCGACCAAATCGAATCATCAATACCACTGGCCTCGTCAAAGATCACCAGCACACCATCGTAATTGTGAACACCAGCATAAGAGTCCGGATTCTCAGCCGACCACAGCCGACCCTCAACCGCCCAATACCGTGTGCCCTTACGCAAATCCTTCTCAACCAACTCAGTCAACCAATTCGCCGGAGCCACCTTGGTGGCGCTCACCTCAAACCAGTGACTGTTAATGCTCATCGCCAACCACTTCGTAATCTCAGCCCAGGTCACCGCCCGCAACTGAGCTTCCGAATTAGCCGAAATAATCGTAGTCGAACCAATCCTTGTAGACAACATCCAAATCGTAAGCCAAGACACCAGCGCCGACTTGCCAATCCCTCGGCCAGAACTCACCGCGTGCCTAAGCGTCTCAAAATCCACCAGCCCATTTTGACGCTTGATGTGAGCCGCAATCTCCCGCAACACCTCCCGTTGCCACTTCCTTGGCCCCTTAAAATTCGCCAGCGGAGTGTTTTCCTTGCCCCAAGGAAACGCAAACAACACAAACGCCTCAGGATCGTCAGCCACCGCTGGAGACCACAAAGTCGCCATCAATTCTTGCTCGTCTTCTGGTTTGTAAATTGTGGTTTGCATTAGGACAGATGGTAAATGATATTTTATAAAAATAAAAATAAAATGTTCGTGGAGGCACCGTTACCGCGGCCCTTTGTCGCTCGGCCCTCCCTCCCCCATCCCTCTGGTAAGTGGGCACTTACTTACGCTTTTTCGAGGTTATCCACAAGGCTGGCGGTTAGTTATGCGCCTAGCCCTGTGCATAACTGCCATCAATGCCCCAATGTTCTGTATAACCTGTGCATAACTACGCATCGACTTAACATAATGGACACTGTAGAACATCGTATCGGGTTGTTGTTAGGGTTAACCATTAGTGCAAGCGCATACGCGTAGTTCATAGCAATCTATGCGTAAAGCGCATAACCTTGCTTAATCTTTGCTCACCATCTCTTTTGCCGTTACATCCACCACATTGCTTTCATCAGTGAGAACGCGCAGCTTGGCATCTTTGAGGGCATCAGAGACGCTGATGCGAGTGTCAGTCACTGAGACATCAATACGCTCGCCATAGACCTTTGGCTTGAGCTTGGCAGCTACCCACTTCCTTGCATCCACTTGCAACCGCTTCTGTTGCACCCAGGCGCTAGCCTGAGCGCCTTCTAAGCCGCTTGGCATGGACTCGTCAGCCAACTCCAGTATCTCCTCGGCCAAACGGTCTGCGCGGCTTTCTATGGCCTTCTCGTACATTGCCCTGAAATCCAAATTGTTCCGCAGCATCATCATTGCCGTGTAGTAGGACGGCATCCCATCGGATTTCAGCGCAGTGCTCAAACTCCGACCTTCAGAAATCTGCCTGCACATCGCCATCCAGCATGGATGATCAATCCCAAAAGTCGTTGGCCTACCACCAGCATGTTTAGCCACCGCCATTTCCAAAACATCTTTTTCCATGTTAGTCCTTGCTCACTTAAATTAAATAACTTTGCCCCGATTCGTCCGCATCCCATTGCCCCTACCGCCCCTAACCTATAGGTTTTAGGGGCGGGGAGGGGCGATTTAATGGGCTTTTGCCCCTAATCCCTAAAAACCCCTAGGGGCAGTCAGGGGCGTTTAGGGGCGTTTTTCCGCATCAACATCGCACTAACTTGTGCCTCATTTTTAAACACCCAGCCATGTTCTGCTGGCTCCAAAGCGCCCGCATTTAGCATCTGGGCAATGATCCCATCTGACCTTGAAGCCTCGGTTTTGTTCTTGGCGGTGCGCTCTGACATGCCATCTTTGACCAGTAAGTCGCGCAATGCTGACCGACTAACATAGGGTAAACCATCACGATCTTCAGCCCCAGATGACCACCAGGCGCGTTCAATGGTTCGCATATTCTCATCATGTTTGGTGGGTTTTTTGTGGGGTTGAGCTGAATTTGCTGCATTGTCTGGGACGGCCACGCATGTGGTTGCAAAGCCTCCAAACTTTGATTGACCCATTTCAATTATTTCCAGCTTAAAGTAAATTGCCTCGCCTTTGCTTGGCAGCTCCCGCTGTTTGGTTACATTGACCATGCGAATGCCGTCTTTTTCAATAACTTCAATCTCGGTGTCAATGTGGGCGCGGATGCCTGACCAGCCCCGAGCGCCTTTGGCTGCGTCCTTGCCGTTGTGGTGGATGATCATCAAGGCGGCACCAGTTGCGGTGGCTACTTGGTCAAATCTTGCCATAACTGGCCCCATGTCCTCGCCGCTGTTCTCGTTAGCCCCTGCGCTCATTCTGGCTAGGGTATCGCCAATAATCAGGCGAACTGGCTTGTTTTTAATCTGCTCAATGGCCCTGACCAGCTCTATGACATCGTTGGCATCTTGATCACCGTTATAAAAATTCATGGGCACGGGAACCATGACTAAGTTCTCAAGGCTGCAATTGTGGTGCTTTTTGATGGCTTGCATGCGTGATCGGATGCTGGCGGGGGCTTCGCTAGCTAGGTAGATGACTAAGCCAGAGTCGGTCTTTCTGCCGTAGCAGTCTGTGCCGGTGGCTATGGCTGCGGCCACGGACAATGCCCAAAATGTCTTGCCTGAGTTACTGTCGCCATACACCACCACCGAGCTGCCAATGGTCATCAAACCCTCAATCAGCTCGTTTGGGGCTTCGTAGTCGTTGCCAAGCTGGTCACCAAACACCACTTTGAGCTTGTCAATCACTGCGGTGCCGGTTTGCTGGATAAGCAGGGCTGACAAGTTATGGCCTGCTTGCACATAATCATTGGCGTCCATGCCCTCGATGGGTGGCATTACTACCCTAGCCCCAAACTTGGCGCTGGCTTGGTCTGCATATCGTTGGCCTACGCCGTGCTTGTCATGGTCTGCCACGATAACTATGTCCTGAGTTTCGCCGTACATCTCACGAAGGCTAGCCGTAACTGGCACCAAACTGCTGGCGCTGTAAGAGATGACGCAAGGGCGGCTAGTGGTTTCGTAAATGGTGGCGGCAGTGGCAAAACCCTCAGCCACATACAGCGTGCCAGGCTCATCTAGTGAGCCTATCATCCAAAACTTGCCACCTGATTTGCCGCCCGGGTGGTACAGCTTGCCACCATCCTCATCAATATATTGCAAAGTGCTCAGTGTGCCGTCTGCATCGTAAAGAGGCACCATCAAACGGCCATCGCCAGTGATCCTAACGCCGTGGGTCTGGATGCCCTTGCGCTTGAGATATGGGTGGTCTGGGTGAGCGGCTACGCCACTTAACCATATCTTTTCAACCGTCTCACTGGCAACCTGATGCTGGCGCTCTTGGGCAGCTTCGCGCAAAACCTTGGATTCATTGATGCGCCTTGCATGCACCATTTCCTCAAATTCAGTCAGCTTGCGCCCAACATCTGCACGCCAAGGCTGTTCTATCCCTGCACGCCAGCACCCAAACCGGCCAGCGGGGATGCCATCGCCAAAGACCAAGTACCAGCCAGGCTTGTCGCCGTGGCCGGGCGAGCCTTTCGTGCCCGAGCGAAAGCGGTGAATCTTGCCGTCAAAATGTATTTGATCTGGCGGCTCCAGCCCCGCAGCACGCATGGCGTCAATGAGTTGCACTTCAGGCGGGTCAACCCGCTTTTCTGGTGCTGGTGCCCACGGGCCACCAAGGACTTTTGAGAGGTCAGCCATGCGTCACCGCCTGCTTTGTCAGGTAATCGCTCAAAGCCTTGACCGTCTCGTAGAGGGGCTTGGACTCCTCTTGCATGAAGCGGTAAACCGTGGCTGGGTGCACACCTGCATTCTCTGCCACCCTCTTGAGGTTGGCATCTTCTAGCCGTTGTTTAATCTGCTCAACAGTCATCATAATTTGCACCTGTGAAAATAATTTTGCGGGAACGCTTGCATCATAGCCTGTTTTGTGTTTATGATGCAAGCACACCCAGAACAGATTTCCTGAAGTGGGTGAAAAAGGAGAGCCAGATGGCTATCAATTTGAAGTCTACAGGCAGCTTGTCTGCTAATGGTGTGAAGTTGTTGGTGTACGGGCAAGCCGGTGCAGGCAAGACCACGCTGGTCAAGACGCTGCCCAATGTGATCGTATTGTCTGCCGAGGGTGGC